TTGCTTCAACAGCAACTTTCTCGATCGAGAATGACATCTCGCGGAAAGCAGCAGCAGGATCAGAACCGAGTTGCTCAAGATCAGTGGTGTTCATGCCACCAACTGCAGCGTAATCGCCAGGAGTTGCAGCGTTTAGTACACCAGGGTTGGTTGCAGTCTCACCAGTTGCAGCACTGTAAGTACCACCAGCAGCAGAGAAACCAGAAGGAGTCTCGTTGTAGAATGCTTCGTTGGTGAATACGTTTGGAGTTGCACCGTTACCATCGCGGTCTGTACCACGGTGGGAGCGCATTGCGAAGATGAGTCCAGTAGGACCACTCATTGGTTGAACACCGCAGATGTCATATGCCATTAGTTTTGGCATTGAACGGCGGATGAGTGAGATTAGAACGGGGTCAAAACCAGCAACAGGAGGGTTAGCACCCGAACCTGTGAAACCACCTGTACCAGCCGACATGGTTGGTGAGGAAGGTGCTTCAACAAGCATTCCACGCTCTTCGCGGAGGAAACGCTCTTGGTTCTCTAGAAGAACGGCGGTAACTGCGCGTCTGTGTGGATCTTTGATTGAATCTAGAGCAGAAGACTCAAGGATAGGAGCCCACTTCTCTTGGAGGTGTTCTGAATTATACATTTGGATGTTTCTCCTAGTTGTTTGTTATGTTAGGAATCTGTTAATATTTATAGAAAAACTCACTTAGACCATCTTTGGAGAGCAGCGGCATAAGCAGCCATTGGACCCTCTTCAGAGATGACTTGTGTCTTTTCTACAAGATCTTCAGATGAAGATGCTTGTGATTTGGGGAAATAATTTTCCTTGATCGTTTCGATCTTTTCACGATAAGATTCTTCACTAACGAACTCAACACCTTCTGCTAGAGAAGCAAGCTTTTCTTTTTGTGTCTGAGCAAGGCCCTCGGCGACTTCTGCAACAATTCCATTTTTAATATAGGTGCCGATTTCCTGATTGAGCTCAACATTTACGTCGATTTGCTCGTTGAGTTTCTCTTCCATTTGATCTAGTCTCTCAGCCATATCGCTGAGAATATCATACTTATCATCGGGGATATCTACATAATGTTGTTCGAAGAGGTTCTTGAGGCCAAGAATGAACTCTTCTGTCAACTCGTTACGTAGACCGTTGTCAATAGCGAGTTGATTTTCAGCAACCCACTGTTCGGCAACGTAATCAAGATGCGCTTCAACTTTTACTTCAAGAGATTCTGCAATCTCTTGAATTTCTTCGTTTAGTCTTTCTTCGTAGATTTTTTCTAGTTTCTCTACTTCTTCAACAACCTTTGCCTTTACAGCTGCCTCAAAAATGGTTGCTGCTTTAAACTTAAACTCTTCCGAGAACTCTTCACCACGGAGAAGTGCTTCAACGTCATCTGCAACGTCGATTGACATCTCGGGATCGATTTCCTCGCTTTCTTTTACACCACCTTGACCAGGGGTTGCACCAGCAAGAGTAGGCATTCCGTCAGGAGCGCCTGCACCTTTGGTGATTACGTTGGTTAGTTTCTTCGCCTTTGCGGAAACTGCCTTACCAGGAGTTGGCTCGGTGTCAGGTGATGGTTTGGTTAGTGGACCGCCAAGATCTTCAGCAGAACCAGTCTGACCTGGAACAGTGTTAACAATCTTAGGCATAGGATCAGCAGCTTTCGCGTTTGCAGTGACCTGCTGCTCTTCTAATTCAATATTTTTATCGGACATGGGATTCCCTCTAAAGAAAATGGTATTTTCTAATAATATTTATTAAAGTTGGATGTTACGTAACAGACTCTCAAAGACTTTTAGTTGTCTTTCTACGAGTTCATGTTGCGGAGAGTTGTTCAAATAAGATTTTGCCTTTGCAAGTTGTGCTTCTTGCCAAACTCCATTAGACCAAATCCACTCTACTCCCTCCATAATTCCCTCAACAAATGCGTCAGGCGCTGAAGGATCTGCCACAATGTCAGCAGCAGTAGAAAGCATAAAATCGTCTTTGACGATATTAATATCGCCTTTTCTTTCAATAGAACCAAGTCCTCTTGAAGAAACTCCGAGTTTTACACCCTCATCGAGTAGATTCTTTGCGATTCTACCCATAGGTGTTTCAAGAATCTTTGCCTTACCAATGAAGTTTTTACCTTCAGATTTAAGGGAAACAATCTTGTGCGAAACACGATCTAGATTGATGGTTGGACCATCTGGATGACCCAACTCACCCAAAGCCCTACCTCTCTGAATATAGTTTTCGTTATACTTACCAACTTCACGGTTGAGAGTTTCGTAAGGATACATTCTACCGTTACGATTCCTGATATCAGATTGAAGGAATACACCTTCAATGAAGTGTGACTTCTTACCGCCTTCAGAATCTTCGGTGATAAATTTAACGTCTACAATTTCTTCTGAGATAAGTTTCATTGTTCTGATGTCTCTTCGGGTTCTTCTGAATCTTCATCATTTAAATTTACTTCAGTACCTTGATCGTTTACACTATCAGGATCAAAGAAGTGTTTTGCAATTTGTACTTTACGTGCTTGGAGTTCCTCAGAACTCTTTCCGTAAAGAGCATCATAGATTTTTTCGTTTGCATTGATATTATCTTTGCTTAAAATCGCGTCAACGATTTCTCGTGATATAGTAGTCATAATAATCCACTTTTGTATTATTTATCAAATATTGCCTTTGTTGTAATCTGAAGGTGAAATTGCAGCAGCAAAAGCACTATCTAAATCAGATCCTGCTCCTGCTTCCGCACCTCCGCCAGCTGGCGGAGCTTGTTGATCACCACCCATTTGATCCATCATAGCCATTGGGTCTTGGATGATACCAAGTTGTTTTTCGTTCTCAATCTGTAAATCCATTTCTTCAATTTCTTCATCAGTAAAGTGAAGAACTTGCTTACGAATATACTCAACGGAGAAGTACTTACCTATGTATGGTTCCATCAAGCCAACAGAATTTAATCTTTCTGTTAGCAATTCATTGTCCTTAAGTTCCGTAAAGTGGTTGTCAAAAATATAGTCGTATTGGATATTTTCTTTTAACTCATCCCAATCATCAGATGTCATGATACCTTTGAGTACCAATTGAGTTTTAAGTAAATCGTGGAATAGTTCAGAGAACTTCTTACGTAGGCGACCAACAAACTTAGCAAACTTAAGTTCGTCTCTTGTGATCTCATTAGATCTACCAATTGTGAAAGACGACTCTTGTTCTAGTCTTGAAAGTGGAATATTGAGTGACTTATAAAGTTTCTTCTGGAAGTACTTAACGTCTTCTAGTTCACCAAGATTTTGTCCACCTGGTAGTGTAGTAATCTCAGTTCCTCTACCACCTTCTCTACGTGGTAACCAAAAATCTTCAAGCATACTCATATGCTTGCGGTCATCACGAACTTCACCAGTTGCAGAGTCATAAACTAGTTTATTACGATAACGGTTCATAACCTCACGGAGGTATTGTTCCGCTTTCATCTTTGGTAGATTACCTACATCGATGTAAAAAATTCTACGTTCTGGTGCTCTTGAGAGTCTGTAGATAACAAGTGAATCCTCAATCATTCTGAGTTGATTCACTGCTTTAATTGCTTTGTGTAGGAATGATAAGACCATATTTCTGTTATGATCCATCAAACCAGAGTTTACAAAGGTGATTGCATCATTAGCAATCTTAAGTCCTTTTGCTTGGGTTGTTTTATAACCATTTGGGAAGTACATGTAATATTCTAATACTTCACCATAATCATATTTTTCACCAGCAGGTCCTCTTTCTATCTCTGCAAGTGTATCTTTCTTTTTAATTACTTCTCTAACTTTTTTGATTTTGAGAGCATCAATGTAACGTAACTCTTTGATGCCTTCTTGTGGTTTCTCAAAATCAATTAGTTTATGATAATGAAGTCTTCCATCAATATACCAACGACGGAAAATTTCATGACATTTTTTATCAAAATTTAGTAGACGTAGAATATAATTAAATTCTTCTCTAACTTGTTTTTTAATTTTTTCACTAACCTCTAGGTTAGAAAGTTCAATTTTAACTGGAGCAAAATCTAAGTCACTACTAATAGACTCATTGATAATATCATCAATTGCACTATCGCACTCTGGGTGTAGAGCAATCTCACGATACTTTTTAATCAACTCAAAGTCATTATTATTTTTTGGAATACCATCAATATCTACATATTGACCAAAATAGGCACCTGCCGCTACTACGGAGGTGCCGTCGTCATTATTAGGAGGAGCGGGTGAATAAAGTTTTTCTTTCTTCTTACGCTCCTCAATAGAAAATCCAAATAACTGGGACATAGTATAATGCGTGACTATTCTTCCTACTATTTATCAAGCACCAGTATCTAGGTTTGGATTCGATACTTCGTAGTAGTTATATTGGAATTCTACAGTGAACTCTTCAATCTGATCGTTCGACTCATATGAGAGATCGATTGCAGATAGTGATGAAGGCCATGCATCATAGAACTTGTAAGCACGAACCACATCCATACCATCAACACCACCAGCGTTGATTGACTGTGGAGTTTTGTTTGGTGACCTACCATCTCTACTGAGTTGGAATACCTCTAGGTCAACACAGTAACCAGGATTGTCATCACCATAACCGAGTTGTGATACGTTCTCAGTTAGAGCATTGATACCTCTTGACCAGGTTTCAAATGCCTTACGGATACCGAACTCACCATCGTTGATGACTGTTACCGACCATGGTTCAAAGGTTCTGTCACCAGCAACCTTGAGCATTCTACCTCTGAAAGGAACATCAATTGTTCCAATCGTTGAAGCAGGAAGTTGAGCAGTCTTCACAAGAAATTCTGCTCTCTCAGTGATGGATGACGATGAATCAATTGGACTAATATCAGCAATCTGGTTTAGTGTTGATGGGAAATTTAGTCGGACCAAGAACAGATTAGGTCTTGCACCGCCATTGATGAGTTTAGTTTTAAACTCCGAAATACCTCTAGCCATTTTGTTTTTCTCCTAGTATTGTTTAGCGAAAGGAAACGAATTAAGCGATTAGTTCGTTGAACGAAACACCAGTTCTCGTGGCGATAAAAGTGATGGTAATAAAGTTGATTGAACGTGCTGGTTTAATATAAATTTCAGCAAGCAACTCGTTTCTATCAATTACATCAGGAGTGTTATTTGAAGAATCACAAACAACCAAGAAGTCATAGATACCTCTTCTGCCCTGAATACCTCTTAGATAAGGTTCTACAGCAGATCTGAATCCAGATCTTGTCAACTCATCGTTGATCTCAAATAGTTGGTACTTGGAGAATTGAGCAATATTCTTTTCGAGTTCAATGAACAAACGACGAACGTTGATTCTATCAAATGCACTAGGAGATGCGAGAGCAGTCTTGTCACCGAAGAGAACGATACCTTGACCAGGGAATGCAACAACTGGGTTGATTCTGTTCTGGTAGAGTCTATCTCTTTCAGCCTGTTTTGGTGAATATGCAAGTTTGGTTGCACTACGTACTTGTCCTCTGTTGTAACCAGCAGGCGAGAACCAAGTTTCTGAGTTGATGGTTGTTGATATGCAGAGACCAGCAACATCAGCAGCACAAGGTACATAACGATAAACGTCATTGTACTTGTCGTAGATGTACTTATAACCAGAATCAAAGATTGCGTATGAAGAACTTGGTAGAGTTCTGAAGAAATCAATGATTGCGTCTGTCTTTGCTGTCGATGAGTTTGAGTTGATTACGTCATCTCTTAGAGGAGAGACAACAACCATACAATCTCTTCTCTTTTCTGCAATTGCAATTAGTCTTGCTGCAACGGAAGCAGAGATATAACCAGGAACTAAGAAATCAATGTCACCAAATACTTCTGGATCTTCGATTAGATTGTAACCAGTTACGATACCATCTCTAACTGATTGTTGTGCAGTTGGAGTTGAATAGTCATAATCAGCACCACCACCTAGAGTACGTGAACTGTTACTTGCACCAGCAAAATTGAATAGTTTGAATACTGCATTCTCGCTAGATGCACCTAAGTTTGAAGCAGTTGTTGCTGCAGGCCATCCATCTAGAGTTAGAAGATCTGTTGTTGGATCTGCAAAATCTTCAGTACCAGCATAAACATATGATGACTGGTCTGCTACGACTGTTCTCCAGTAAACGGTGCTTCCTTCTGCCGATCTTGCATCGGATGCTTTGGAAACATAAGTTAGTGTTTCTAGAACAGTTCCAGGGACTCCACTTACTCTACCATTTGTATCAACTACAGCAATGTGGAACTCGTCAAACTTACCGCCGCGATTTGCAACATTAGATGATGTTCCTGGTTGTGGTGCAACAGAAATCCACTTTCTTCCTGGTGAATACTCTAGTTCACCATAAACATCATTACTGGTAACTGTTGCAACAGTACAAAGGGTTGTACCTGCAGCATCCTCTAGATCTGGAGTACCAGAGATTCTCTTTGTTGTATCCCAGAGAGTAACTTCGAGTACAGTTGAACTTACAACTTTGTAGATGTTGC